AATAAAAGAAATAAAAATACAAAAAAAGAAACTGCTTGATCGAGCTGATGAGACAATCAAAAGCGCCAAGGAAATTAAGACTGTACTCGGAGAACACAATGATCACAAAAATAAAATAGAAGAACTTAAATCTGAAATATGCATAAACATAGAACAGTTCTCCAAACTCAAAAAACAAATTCAAGCACTCGAGTATTCTGAACAAAACACCTTATCGCTCAATAAAAAACTCGAATCTGATATCGCTGAATTACAAAACAAAAATCAACAACTAGATCAGCTCAATAAAAAACTAAACGCAGAAAACACTGAACTTAAAAACAGAAAAATTCCTGATCCAAACGAGGATCTTAAAAACAAAATATCAAATCTTATTGACCAAAAAAACCAAATACTCGAAGAGAATCTCGCCTTAAAAGAAAAAGATATACTTAAAATAAAAATCACATCCAAAAATGGAAAAGAGTTTTGTTTATCTGTGGATTCGATTCTAGGAGGAACACATACATTTTGCAAGGAACAAGATTTCTCGCAAGAGCAGATTGATAACTTTTGCAATTTAACTCAATACATGGATCAAGAATGCAAACAAAGAGATGCAGAAAAGCTGTTTAAAATCTACGAAACAAAAATTCTTGAAATGGTTAACCCTAAAATTAGCAATATTGAATATCGCAAGCTAAGACCTTCTTATAAATTTTTACCTTGACTTGTTGAGCATTAAATGCTAAACTGCTTGAGTGAAAAAATTCAACAAGCGGGAAATCATAAAAAGAATAGTGCTTGAGCCAACAGCTCAAAAAAGAATCTTTTGGGCTAGAGAGATGAAGCTCCTAAACGATCTGCTAGAAATTTTTCCTAACAAAGATTTTTGGCAACGCATGACTTTCATCAAAGTGCCTTCTCTTGCCGTGCTCAGAGCTGGCGCTGGATTAAAAAATCTAACAAAAAAATATAAAGACTTTAATTATAAAATTCCAGAAAGAAAAGAGTTTCCCATAGGAGATAAAACTGGAGAAGATAAAATAATTTCGAAAAAACCAAAAACCATACGACAATTTATAGATGAGTAAAACAAAAGATATACAAACAACAGATCAAATAGCTAAATTTCTTTCTGACAAAGACAATCAGAAATATCATTATAACTTTCACGAATCAGAAGAATACAAAATATCAAGTGGAAGCTTGAATTTAGATATAGCTCTCGGAGGAGGATTGCCAAGCGGCGCTCATCGATTCACAGGAATCAATGAAGGAGGTAAAACTAGTTGCGCTATGGCATTCGCCAAAAACTTTCAAAAACACTTTGGCGACAAAGGTATGATTATATACATCAAGAGCGAAGGTAGGTTTAGTCCTGAAATGATAGAAAGATCAGGAATCGACACTGACCCAGAAAAGTTTTTTGTTTTTGATTGTAATATATTCGAAAAAGTTTTTGAGCTGGTAAGAGAGTTGGTTTTTAATAATGAAAACGACAAGAAATATATGTTCATCATTGATAGTGTTGATGCTTTGTGCAGGGTTGGAGATATTGATAAGCCGTTTGCCGAAAGCGAACAAGTAGCGGGCGGAGCATTGATTACGTCTGTATTCTTGAAAAAAATGGTTCTACCCATTACCAAAATGGGACACACAATGATTTTAACAAGTCAAGTTCGCGTGGAAGTGGCAACCAATCCATATGCCGCTAGAGGTGGACCAAAAGTAAAACAGGCAGGAGGTAATGCGATAAAACACTATGCAAACTTTATTCTTGAATTTGAAGAAAGATACAACTCTGATCTTATATTTAAAAACCCCACTGCCACCAAGCTAGACGATAAGGGTGAGCCTATAGGTCATTATTGCAAGATTCGCTTTCGTAAAAGTGTCAACGAAAAAACTGGATCCACCGTTCGCTATCCTATCAAGTATGGACAAAAGGACGGAAAGTCGGTCTGGAGAGCTAGAGAAATACTAGACATGCTTTATCTTTTTAATTTGATTGACAAAAAAGGCGCATGGATATCTGTTTCCGAAGACTTGATAAAAGAGTTGAAAGACAAGGAGTTTGAGATTAATGAAAAATTTCAAGGAGAACAAAGATTAATAGATTTCTTAGAAGAAAGCGAAGAACTGGCAGACTTTCTTTACGAAGATTTTAAAAATTTAACCAATGCGCTTTAAGACGCTAACGGGCGCAACCAGAACAGTTAAAAAAGCAAAAAACTTTTTGATTGACTGGGACGGCAAAAGCAGAAGTAAAATTCAATACAATGCAAAACAATTTTTAAAAAAGTATTGGAGCAATCATATTGTATTTGAAGAGTTCCCTGTTGCAGGAACAAAACTGTCTTTAGATTTTTACAATGCAAATAAAAAAATAGCTGTAGAGGTTCAAGGAAAACAACATACAAAATATGTCCCATTCTTTCATGGCAAAAATAAAATCAATTATCTCAACCAATTAAAAAGAGATAGAGACAAGTTAAACTTCTGCGAATTGAATGATATACAGCTTGTTGAAATATACGATGGAGACGAATTGAGCGAGAAACTTTTCGAAAGTTTTGGTGTTATTCTTTAGTTCGTGTAATATATATGTATGAGCGACGATTACATTGACCCAGAAAACTTAAATAAATTCAATTTGCCAGAAAGTATCTTAACTCAACTCTTTGAGTTTACAGGCTCAACAGGAGGCGATAGCGGATTCATCTTATCATTCGTAAACCAAGATGGCTTACCATCAGTTATAACAAAAGCAAATTCACCCATAATTGAAATGGGATTAAGAAAAGCTTTGGAACAATACCTCGAGCAAGTAGCTGCTCAAGAAATTGGATTGAATTTTCCTCCTGACATGGGAGACGAAGAAAGCCCTTGACTTTTTAATTCAATTCTGGTAAGATGTAGGAATGATATATTCTTACGAACTAGAACAACACCTTATTGCTGGATTAATAAAGCATCCAGAGAGCTACCCCCTCATAGCGGCATTCATCAATGAGGATGATTTTTTTGACAAAAATACTATAGTTAATAGAACTATCTTTTGCGTTCTCAGGCAATCTCTTGAAGCTAGCGATGCATTAGACGAAGTATTGCTGGCTCAGAGAGTTCAATCATTAAATATCTCATTTGAAGACAATATCAATATATCAGATTATATTAAAGCTTTATCTATGCGACAGATATCCAAGGATGGGGTTGTAAAGGCGGCAAAAGAACTTAAAAAAATTACTGTTCGCCGCGAAATACATGATGCATCAATTGATGTAGCAAAAAATATGAAGTCTCTTAATTCAAGTGCGACATTTGATGATATAGTTGGAGAGGCAGATAAGATATACAATGATAAAATCAATCTCTATGAAATTGGATCAAACAAGCCAGAAAATTTATTTGATGAAATGGAAGACTTTATTGAATTTCGAGGCAACAATCCCATTGATGAATTTGGATTAATGGGGCCGCACGAGAGAATAAATGATTTGTATGGATCTTTATTTAGACCCGGAAATATTGCAGTGGTTGTTGCTCGTGCAGGTGTTGGTAAAACACAATTCTGTATGGACTTCTGCACAAAAGTTTCTGCTATCAATAATCACGTCCCCATTCTTCACTTTGACAATGGAGAAATGAGCAAAGAGGAATTAATTATTCGTCAATGTTCTGCTTTATCTGGAGTGCCAATGCATTTACTTGAAACGGGCAGATGGAGGCAGGCAGGAGAAGATGTTGTGGAAAAAGTTAGAGCGACATGGGCTAAAGTAAAAGATTTTAAATTCTATTATTACAATGTAGCTGGACACAGTATTGACAGTATGTTGAATATTATTCGCAGATTCTATTACTCAGAAGTTGGCAGAGGGAATCCTATGATCTTCAGCTTTGATTATATCAAAACAACATATGAAAGACAAAATGGCGCAAGCAGCTGGGAGACTGTTGGCAGAATGGTAGACAAGTTTAAACAATTAATTCAGAAAGAATTATGCTTCAATGGCAAGCCTGCAGTGGCAATGCTTACAAGTGTTCAAAGTAATCGCCTCGGGATAACCAACAATAGAAGCTCTGAGAATGTCGTTGACGATGAAA